GGTTCGCGCCGGAGGGGTTCGCGCCGGAGAGGTTCGCGCCGGAGAGGTCCGCGCCGGAGAGGTACGCGTCGGAGAGGTTCGCGCCGGAGAGGTCCGCGCCGGAGAGGTCCGCGCCGGAGAGGTTCGCGCCGGAGAGGTTCGCGCAGGAGAGGTTCGCGTCGGAGAGGTCCGCGCCGTAGAGGTCCGCGCGGGAGAGGTTCGCGTCGGAGAGGTCCGCGCCGTAGAGGTCCGCGCCGTAGAGGTCCGCGCGGGAGAGGTCCGCGCGGGAGAGGTTCGCGCAGGAGAGGTCCGCGCCGGAGAGGTTCGCGCGGGAGAGGTTCGCGCGGGAGAGGTACGCGCGGGAGAGGTCCGCGCAGGAGAGGTACGCGCGGGAGAGGTCCGCGCGGGAGAGGTCCGCGCGGGAGAGGTTCGCGCGGGAGAGGTTCGCGCGGGATCCTCCGTTCTCACCGCGCATCCACTTGCCGTGCAACGCAAGGATCTCTGCGATCTGGTCTTTCGTATAGCTCTCCCGCGTCACGGTTTTCCGCCCCCTTCTTTGAAAAGCCTTCTTGGTGGCCCCGCCCTTAACTTCCAGCCCGGTCCGCTTGCACCATGTCCCGCCCGACGCCCCACCTAGCCACCGCCTGACAAGGGAGACTATGGCATACGCCACAGCATGTGTCAACTGCCATAGTTGCGGCGGTGGCGCGGGTAGTGATTTCGTCTATGTCGCGGAGGGCTTATGCGACGAATGGTTTTGCTGGCGTTGGCGCTCGCCTGTGGTGGGGGTGTCGGTCCTGTCTCGATCGACGGGCTCTACGCGGCCCACGAGAGCGTCACATCGAGCAGCTGCTCTGGGGTGACGGCCGGAACGACCTACACGGATTCGTTCACCGTAACGACTTCGGGCACGTCGGCAACGCTCGCCATCGCGAGTCTAAACGGGACATGCCCCGGCACCACCAGCGGCAACAGTGCAACGTGGGCCTGCCAGGTTAGCGGTTCAAACGGGACGGGCACACTGCAGATCTCGGCGTCGTTCTCGGGATCGGGCGTCTCTGGGTCAGCCGTGATCGGCTATCCGAGTTGCCAAATCCACGAGACGTTCACTGGCTCGCGCGGCTAGGTCTTGCCCCACGGACCAACGATCAGATTGCTGTCTGGCGGGAGAAGAGCAAGCTGGCGCTGCGGCTTTGGGCGTGGCGGCTTACTGCATGCCTTTACGATCCGCTCCACGGCGTCGCGCACCGTCTGGCGCAGCTCCACCGGCTGTCTGTCGATCATTTCGACCACTTGCCTGCTCTCCGGGGTCATCGAGATCCGCTCCTGTTGACTGCGAGCGGATCTAAACCATCCCCCCGACAGCGGCTCTCAACCCCCTGTTTTTGCGGGCCGCGCCCTGCCCTTCGACGCATGTGCCCGCACGGCGGCCTTAACAATTCTCTCGACCGGCCCTGTTGGGCGGATCGCGGCGTCCATCTCCTCCTGCGGGACCGGGTCCAATAGCCAGTCGGCCTGCACCTTCAGGTTGTCGCGCAGTTTGACCAGCGTGTCCGTTCCGACCCCGCGCTCGCCGCTGAACATCTTGTAGATCGTAGAGGAATCCAACTTGGCCGTCACGGCTAGCGCGTATGGGCTGGAGAACCTGCCGTCCGCGATGAGTCGTCTCAGGTGGGCCACGACGCGCCTGTCTATTTCGTTGGGAAGATATGGTTTAGCCGCCACGTAGGCCTTGTATCCGGGGTCCAGTGTGGCGGTGGGCTCACGTATGGCGCTTGACACTGTGGCTAATGCCATAGTACCCTTAGCTTCCATGGGTGAGATCGATGGCGCGACGCTCCTCGCCAATTACCTGCATCAGAACGGACTGTCCGCGACGGCGTTTGCCGGGCGCATCGGTGTTGATGGCACATGCCTCACGCGGGCCATGCGTAGGGTGCGCAACCTCGACGTGTATCGGGCGCGCAAGGTCCATGTTGGAAGCGGCGGCGCTGTTCCGGCTGAGTCGTGGGGGCTGGTGAAGATCAAGCGACATAGCAAGCGGTAGCTCACGGGCTCGGACTTCGGTTCGGGCCTTTTTCATGTTCGCAGAAGCACAGCGAAGCACGGCGAAACGGAACTGAACAGGCAGTCCAAACGGTTCGCGGTGAGGGGAAATGGGCCGACAACTCGCAATCAAGGTCCCGCCCGCCCAACGGAAAACCCGTTCGCTGTCGGAAACCGTACGGGACATCCTGAAGAAGTACTGCCCCAAGCAGTCGGTGTTTGCGGCGCAGGTGGGCGCGAGCGATGCGCACGTCTCGGAAGTGCTGGCGGGGAAGAAGCACTGGCCTGACGACTGGCTTGATTACGTGGCAGAGCACTACGACTTCGAGGGCGAGGTCGCGCAGCACTTCGCGGAGAAGCGAGGGCTGGAGGTTCGGCCGCCGCGCTTGATGAGCAAGGCCGAAGAACTGCGGCGGCTCAAGTACGCGCTCGCGCAGCACAACGCGATCGGCACGGCCATCCAGCAAGAGGCTGCAGCTCTCCCGGACGATGTTTTCGCGGACGGAGACGAGCCTTGACCAAGCCCATTTCACAGCAAAGCGCCCTTCGGGACGAGAAGGCTTTCCGGCGAGAGCAGCGGGAGATCAAGCTGACCCGGGCGCTGGCGTACTTCAAGGCCAATCCGTCAGTAGGCCTGCTGCCGACAGCCAGGAGATTTCATGTGTCGTGGGAACTGTTGACCGAGCGAATTAAGCGGGGTGGGCAATGACCGAGCCGCTGACGTGGGCTGACCAGTTGGGATTTTGCGGAGCCCTGGTGGTGATTGGGCTGGCTGCGTGGTGGGGGTGCTTCAAGGCCTTCACGATTCCTTCTACGAAAAGCAAAGGGCTCAAGGCAGCAAACAGAAAGTTCGGTGACGCATGACCACCGAGGCAGCCGCGCGCAGCGCCCTCAATTCCCCTATCTCCAACGAGGCTAAATACTTTGCAGCTCTCCGGGCCATCCTTCAGACCGTCAAGAAGTCTGAGGGCGGCACAGTAGCCAAGGTCCGACGCATTGCTGAAGAGGCTCTGGCGTGAGCGACCACGTTTTACATCTCGGAGATTGCATCGAAGGGATGCGAGCGCTGCCAGAGAAGAGTGTGGACGTGGTGCTGACCGATCCTGCGTACTCGGAGCACGTTCACACGCGGTCACGGCGCGGCTGCATCGAAGTCGAAGAAGGGACTGGGCGCGCGGCGTTCAATCGCAACCGCGAGCTTGGCTTTGAGCCCCTTGACGATACCACCCGAGAGAACGCGGCGGCGCAGTTCGCACGGCTCGTGCGGCGCTGGGTGCTGGTGTTTTCCGACACGGAAAGTTCGCACCTGTGGCGTGAATCGTTGGAGCGTCACGGGCTCGAGTACGTGCGCACGCTGTTCTGGCGCAAGGTCGGCGGCACGCCGCAATTCACGGGGGACCGGCCCGGCATCGCCTGTGAGGCGATCACGGCGGCACACCCGCCCGGCGCGAAGCGCTGGAACGGCGGCGGGCGGCAAGGCTGGTACGACGAGCCGATCATGCTGGACCGCGCTGGCAACGGCGCGCGCATCCACTCGGCGCAGAAGCCGCCTGGCCTGATCGCGGCGCTGATCTCGGACTTCACCGATTTTGGCGATCTCGTGCTGGACGCCTTCGCGGGTAGCGGCGAAGTGCTGGTGCAGTGCAAGCGGCTCGGTCGACGCGTGGTCGGATGGGAGCGCGGGTGGGCCACGCTCACCGACGAAGAGAAGGAACTGCCCGCCGAGCAGCAAGCCACCATCCTCGAAAAGCGAAAGCTCGAAAACTTCGAGAAGGCACGCAAGCGCATTGAAGCAGCCCGCGAGCAGTACACGTTGGGCCTGCGCCCGCCCAAGCCCAAGCAACACAAGTTGGGGGGCATGTGAAGCCACCGACTGCAGCCACGCTTCGCAAATACGGCCTCTCGGCAGGTGACTGGCTGGACATCCTGGAGCGGCAGGAAGGCAAGTGCGCAGTCTGCCGCAAGCCGCCAAAGCGCTTCCTGCACATCGACCACGAACACGTTCGCGGGTGGAAGACGCTCCCCCCTGAAAAGCGAAAGCAGTTTGTTCGTGGCCTGCTCTGCTGGTTTTGCAATGCGAATTACGTAGGCAGATCAATCACCATCGCCAAATCAGAGCGGGTCACTGCCTATCTCAAGGCCCACCTGGAACGCATGGTGCTGGCTGGATTGGGGCTCGGATAGATGCCAATCTGGGCGAAGGTTGATGTGGACATGCCGACCGACGGAAAGATCCTCGGTCAGCCCATCGCCGTTCGTCACCTGTGGACCTGCCTGATTTGCCTGGCAAAGAAGGTGGACGACCACGGCGCAATCCACGGATACGACGTGGCGCTACTGTCGGGGGCTTTCAACATCCCCCGCAAGTCGGTTGCGACCGGGCTCACTCACTTTCAGGCCGCGCGAATGGTCGAACTGGACCCCGACGGCACCATTCGCCTGCTCAACTTCACCAAGCGTCAAGGCGAAGTCACACTGGAAGAGCAGCGCGCAATGTGGCGTGACAGGCAAGATCGAAAAAGGGGGCTTGTCACGCGTGACAAGACACCACTGTCACCAGTGACAACTTCAAATGTCACGCAGGGGCGTCACGCGTCTAGAGCAGAAGTAGAAGAAGATCAGAAAGAAGAAAAAGATCTCCCTGCGTCTTCGCCTTCGGCTCAGCCGCTGCCTTCACTGGCGGAGCTTTCAGATGGCTGGCCTTCGGATCTACTCGAACGCGTGCATCAAGCCATCGCGTCAACGCGGACCAGCGGGGCCATGGCGGAAGGCCCATGGCGCGGCTTTCTCATGCGGGCAAGGCAGTTTACGCCAGAGATACGCGTTCGGGCCGCGAACGAATATTTGGACCGCGCCTGCGCCGCCGAGAAGAAGGGCGAGGCGTACTTGATCGGCATGATGCGAGGGGAAAACGCGCGCTCGCAGCTCGTGCGGCGCCCGACCGCGCACCTGCAAGTCAGCGACAAATTGCAGTCCGAGACACCTGGAAGGAAGGTGCTTTAAGCCATGAAATACGAGCGATTTACGGATGCAAAGGGAGTGGAGTGGGTACGGCGTATCGTGACCCCGGAAGACTCGATGCGCTGGGCTGGCGTGCCGAGCAAGTTTCACCGGATCGCCATCGAGGCGCGGCCGACATTGGCGCTTGGGGTCGTGCAGAAAATTCTCGCTGGCGATGGTGTGCTGGCGGTGCTGTCGGGCGGCACTGGCTGCGGCAAAAGCACGGCATGTGCTCACGCGTTGTCGAAGCAGGCGGGGCTGTGGGTTCACGCCCCCGACCTCGCCAAGCCAGACTTCACGGACCCCGATGAATACGGCGTCCGCAAGACCACGCTGGACGAGCGCATGCGAGCCGCTGGACTCCTGGTGCTGGACGACGTGGGGATTGAGCACAGCCCCGGAGGCTACGCGGCGTCGCGCATCACGGACGTGCTCGAACACCGCGAAGCGAATCGGCGGCCCAGCATCGTGACAACCAATCTCACCGGCGAGGAATTCAAAGCCAAATACGGCCAGCGCATCGCGTCCAGACTTAACGGAGATCCGGTCGGGTGGCAGCACATCTCAGGCGAAGACCTCCGCGTCACTCACTGGCAAGACAAAGCCGAGAAGGCCGACGAGTGATCGGGGCCAACTTAACCGCCTTGCCTCTTTGGCAGCAGACCGAGGTCGCGGGTCCGATCTCGCGCAAGCCGCTCCCGTCCAGCACGCCGGAGCCACGCGGAGAGCGATTCACCGGATCGCTCTGCCGCACTGGCGAACGCCTCGCGCTCCTCTTGGGACAGGACGAGCTGCAAGCGGTGGTCGAGGGGGGATGGCACCGGTCAGATCCTCTCGCTCACGGAGTCAGCCTCATCGATGCGCTCATCTTCGCGATCCACCTCGATGCGGTAGCCCGCGAGCTGCGCAGCTCGGATCATGCCCAAGTCCTCATCGGCGCGGTCGTAGTGGAGGTGGGTCGCGCGCGGCAGGTCGGCCGGACCGCGCGGCACGCCGTCCTCGACGTAGACCGGCAGCCCGCGCGACGAGGCGGGATGCTCGACCGACAGCACGCCGTCGTGTCGGCGCTGCTCAAAGAGGCTCGTCACGGCATCGTGGCCCTCCGCATCGACCTGCTCGTACCAGCAGCACCGCATAGTGGTCGCCATCTTCGTCTCCCTTGCTCGTCAATCGAGCATGAGCAGACTATACACACCCGATACACACCCGTCAAGTGTGGAAACACAAAAATCGACCGACGCGGTGCGGCACCGTGTCAAGCCGAGGAGGCGGACGAATGAAAGAGGTCCAGTGTTCGACCTGTCCAAACAGGATGATGCGGCACCGCGATCGGCCTACCAACCAGTGCAAAGACTGCAAGCGAGCGTATATGCGGCAGTTATATGCGGACAATAAAGAGGAGAGAAAGGCCTACAGGAGGGAGTGGCGATCGAAGAACAAGGACAAGCGCAATGCATGGGAGGCTCGCTATCGTGAAACACATCGCGCACTGGTCCGCAAGACTGGCCGCGAGTGGTGGCGAAAGCAGGCAAATCAAGCAAAACTGCTGATCCTGTCACTCCCGTGCCTCGAGTGCGGGCTTTTCCACAACGAGGAGACGCGCCTGCGCATCATAGGTCGCCTCCTGCCATGCACGGCCCTCGACATTCGCGAGGCCCACCCGTGCCTCTGGCCCGCAGGTGACGCCGGCCGCCAGAAACTGAATCGTGACTTGCGCAAGGTGGCAGATCACAACGGGCGCGACTGGATTGCCAAAAAGCAGGTTTCCGCGTGAAGAGCGCCGGAGGCTACGCCTATGACGACCTCCCGTGCCCAACCCAAAGAATCAGCGCGTGGGCTCAATGGCTCCGCCTCCCCTCCTTCAGAAAAGAAGCAATCATGAGAGCAGTAGAAGCAGGAGAGCTTACACAAAGAGAGATTTGCAGGGAGTTCCGGTGTGGTCCGGCAATGATTCAGATGGCGAGGGTGGCACTAAATCATGGATAAGGCCAAAGGAACATGGCGACGCATGTTGCTGAGATGCAACAACCCCAAGAGCACCGGCTATCAACATTATGGCGGAAGAGGCATCAGGGTTTGTGACAGATGGATGGACTTTCAAACCTTCCTTGCCGACATGGGTGAGCCTCCGCAGGGCATGAGCATCGACAGAATCAACAACGACGGGAACTATGAGCCGTCGAATTGCAGATGGGCGACGCGGCAGGAGCAGAACTCAAACACAAGCAGGAATGTGTACGTAACCGTGGATGGTAGACGCGCTACGCTCGCCGACTTGGCGAGACTTGTGGGAATTAGCAGGCAGCGGATGCACCAAAGATTCAAGGCACTGAAGCGCGGCGAGGATACAAAAGCGCTGCTGAGGCCTCGCGGCACTTGACAGCAAACCCATGCAGAACCCGTATGCTCTTCAATGGAGCCTGCGATTGAATTTTTGATTGTCGGCGGGTGGCGCTAACGTGCCACGTGGCGGCAAGCGAGAAGGGGCGGGGCGGCCGAAGGGTGCGAAGGACGTGCTCCCTCGCGGCGCGGTGGCTGCAATCAAAGCGGCAGGCCTGCGCATTCCAGAGACGGCATCAGAGGCAGAGCGCGAGCTGGCGAATCGCGCGCTTGAGCGCATTGCGGACGTGATGGAAGAGACGGTGGCTCCGTTCAGGGAGTTTGCCGTGCTGACCGCCGCGCGGGCCATCCGCGAAGAGGTATGCGGTCCAATCCCGAAGAAGATCGAGGGCGGCGACAAGCCGCTGGAGGTGATCATCCGTGAAATCTGAATACGGAGGCGTGCCCGCGATGGGTCCGCCAGACAAGGGAAGCAAGATGCTCAAGCAGCGCGCTCTCGCGGCTGCGCTGAAGCGCAAGCGCGGGCAAGGCGAAGACAAGAGTCAGCACAAGCCGAGCCCCATCCCGCCCCCGGCCAACACCGTTGATTGAGCATAGAGCTACCACACGACTTTGAGCCACGCGACTACCAGCGGCCGTTCATGCGTCACTTCCTCGGCAAGCCGGGAGGCCAGCGGCTTGACGGAAGAGGCAAGAAGGCCGCCTGGGTGGTTCATCGTCGAGGCGGCAAAGACCTCACGGGGATGCACATGTTGAACATGTGCGCCCATCGCCGCATCGGGGCTTACTGGCACACATTCCCCACGTTTGAGCAGGGCCGTAAGGCCATCTGGGACGGCTTTACGCGCGACGGCAAGCGCATCATCGACAACGTATTCCCGGCCGAACTAGTCAAGCGCCGGGACAACCAGCAGATGGCGATTGAGCTGCGGAATGGCTCGCTTTACCGCGTCATCGGCACCGACAAGATCGAGACGGTTGGAGCCGGTCCGGTTGGCGTTCTGCATTCAGAGTACAGCATTGCTCGGCCCAAGGCTGCCGACCTCATCTCCCCGATGCTGCGAGAGAACGATGGATGGGAGGCCTACGTCTACACGCCTCGCGGCAATAACCACGGCCGCAAAAAGTTCGACACATTCAGACGACTGCAGGCCGAAGGCAATAACGCCTACTTCGCGGAGATGCTGACGCTCTACGACACCCGCGCCTACGACCCAGACAGGACCATCGACGAGGAGCGAGCCGAGGGCAAGCCCGAGGCGCTGATCCGTCAGGAGTATCTGTGCGACTGGACGGCGGCAAACGTCGGCGCGGTCTACGGCGACCTGATTGAAAAGCTCGAGAAGCGTGGCGGATACGGCGAGTTTGAGCACCCGAGGGACGGGGTATTTGCTTCCTACGATCTTGGCTTCACTGATGCGACAGCGATCTGGTTCTGGCGGATTAACGCTTCAGGCGGCCTGGATTTTATCGACCATCACGAGGCTCACGGCCAGCCGCTTTCGCACTACTTCGATGAGATAGAAAAGCGTGGGTACGAAGTCAAAATGCACTGGCTCCCGCACGACGCAGCGGCGCACACTCTGGCCACAGGGAGTTCGGTCGAAGATCAATTCAGATCCCGATACGCTGGGCGTGTTCGGATTGGTCCCGCCCTTAGCCTTCTGGACGGCATTCAGGCCGCCAGATGGCTCCTTGAGCAGCCTTGTCGCTTCACCAGCAAGTGCGCCGACGGGGTGGAAGCGCTGCGCTCCTATCACTATGAGTGGGATGAAGACACCAAGACGTACTCGCGCAAGCCAGAGCACGACTGGTCGTCGCACACTGCGGACGCCTTCCGGTACGCGGCGATAGTCGCCAAGCACATCATGAAGATCAGCAAGGCCAAGCCGCCTCCGGCTGAGCCTGTAATCCCGCCCATGAACAAGGCATGGAGCCTTGAGCAGCTTTGGGCAGACCGCATGCGGGAGAACCAGCGCAGCAGAGGGGAGCGAATCTAAATGGGCAATTCAACCCCTACCGCATGGCTTTATCCGGACTTCTTCGTCGGCAAGCCGATGCTGTCGGCGTATGAGCCGTATCCGGTGCTCACGGCCTCGCAGTTCTCCAGCATCCCGCCTGCCTCGGCGGCTTTCATTCACTGGAATCAGCCCGCTCCGGTAGCGGTGAAGAACATCATCGTTCAGAACACACTGAACGCCAGCGTACCGCAAGCTACCTCTGCCAACTCGAGCGGCAGCGAGGCTTTCTCTTACGCCTACAGTGCGTTCATCTACAGCCGCTCCGACTACGCGGCCAACAGCACCCAGCTCGCCCCGATGGTTTCCGGCTCGCTGGGCGTTACCGGCACCATCAGCTACTCGTCCGGCTCGCAGTCTTTCGGCTTGTCGTGGGTGACTGATACGACCGGAGGGACCTCTGCGTTCACCACGACCAGCGGAGACGGCGGCTGGTCTGCATTCGCCAGCGGCGTCAAGCAACTGAGTATTCCCCTGGTGACCACACTTCCGGCCGGTGAGTACTTCATCGGCTTTCAGCACTCGTCGAGCACGGCTACCAGCAATAGCAACGTGACTCTGCTGTCGTTTAGTCAGCTTCAGGTGGTGGGCCAGCAGGCGAGCATCTCTGCCGGCGTGCTGGGGGCGAACGCTACGACGAACAGCCTCTTCTATGACGTCGCTGTCCTGAATGCCTCACCTACCTTCTCGACCACGATGCCAATTTCGAGCCTGAGCATTGCTGGCCGCCCCGTCTGGTTCCAGATGAGCAACGCTTGACCGCAATGCCCACCAGCGTAGTGACCGGCAGTCACGCCAACGATCCGGAAATCGTTGACGCGCAGAATGCCGTCAATGCGCTCTTGGGCGGCGCAGAGAAGAACGTCTACGCCTACGGCGCGACCGGAGACGGCTCTACCGACGATACGGCTGCCTTCAATGCTGCCCTGCTTGCCGGTGGAACGGTCATCATCCCCAAGGGCACGTTCCGGCTGAACAGCACGGTCAACATCAAGGTAGCAGGTACGAGGGTCATCGGCACGGGTGGCAAGATCTTCGTGGGCTTCAAGGACGGCACCGGCGGAACGCTGTTCAGCGTGTCGGCAAGCAATGTCTCGTTTGATGGCGTGGTCTTTGATGCGACCGGGGCGACCACCGGCAGCGCATCGGTCAATCACTACATCATTCAGGCCCTCGGCACGAGCGGCACGCACCTGACCAACATCAGCGTCAGCAATTGCCGGTTCAACAATCTGCCATGGACACTCTATCCGGTTGGCGGCGTCGGAACCCCATTCGCTACGCATGCGGTCTACGCGCAGTACGTCGATGCGCTGACGGTGCGTGACAATTACTTCGAGACCATCGGCGGCGCGGCCATCTTCATGTCGGTAGTCACGAACGCCAAGATCATCGACAACACCATCAACAATACGCAGTGGTACTCCATCCAGTTCAACGACGGGTGCGATCAGGCCCTCGTGCGAGGCAACTGGATCGGCGGCACGATGAGCAAGTGCCGCCTCTGGGGCGGCTCCATCAACCTCATGTCCAATGGCTCTACCGGGGCCGCCTTGGGCACCGGCAACGCGACCATCAAGCGCGTCGAGATCTGCCACAACTTCATCACCGGCTCGCACTCGTACACGGCAGCAGTCCACATCGAAAGCTCAAGCGAGATCAGCTTCCACCACAACACGATGTGGGGGATCTCGCTCACCCAACCGTCTGATTTCTACGCCAACCCGACACCACCCGACTACGTGCGGCCCTACGTGCGGCCCGCGTCGGGAAGCACCAATGAAGGGCCTAACGATCACATCGACATCAGCGACAACCTGATGATCGCCAACGGCGTCCAGTGCATCGGCATCTACGCCGACGCGCAGGACAATGGCTCGGGGACGCTGGCCTACTCAGACACGCTGGTCTGTCGTGGCAACAAGATCATCAGCGTGGACTCCAGCAACTACTGGCAGCACGCGATCATCGTTCATGGGCAGCAGGGCGGGTGGAAGAACCTGCAGATCGTCGATAACGTCTGCACCGGCTTTCCTGATTCCTCCTCTCCGGTCGTGGCTCTCATCGGCACGGCGGCCAACTCCACCGCGCCGGTCACCGACGTAAGAATCGAAGGCAACATCCTCGACTGCGTAGGCGGGGCTGCGAGCACGACCACGCACCTTGGTATCGGGGCGGACGCTTATACCCAGCGTGTCTTTCTCTCGCACAACATCGTCAAGAACTTTTGGGATGGGATTCGGACCTTCACTAACGCCAGCGCAATCACGCTCGGTCCCAATACGTTCACCGGCAGCGGGAGTGCTGATTACCTGCTTGGCCCGGCCCCGTCCGTATCGGTTGGCACCGTCCCGTTCTACGGCTCGCAAGTCCTGCTCACTGGGCGCGGATCTGCGCTTGGTGCGACGAACATCGTCGCATCGGCAGCGGCCGGCGAGTACCGCGTCAGCTTCAATGCCCGAACGACCACCAGCGGCACCGGCACGACGGCCACCGTCTCCATCATCTGGACCGACGAGGGCGGAGCAAAGACCTACACGAGTGCAACCTTCGCATTGAACGCCGTGGATGTGACCGGCCAGGTCAACGGCGTGGTGTTCCTGCACTCGGCCGCGAGCCAGAACATTCAGGTCTCGGTGGCTGGCACCTTTGGTACGTCGGCTTACGCGGTCAGCGCCAGCGCGGAGAAGATCAATTGAATCAAACCCCGGTTCCCGCCTTTGCGGATTGGTCCTTGGTTGGTGCTCACAACGCCAACCTCGACACATCCACCCTCCGCATCATGGAGGGTAAGAGCTGGGCCAAGACCAACACCATCATCGTCATGCCCTGCGGGCGCACCACGCCCACCAAGCCCGTCTTCGCTTTAATGAACCTGCTCTCCCCGCCCAATCAGTCCTGCCCAAAAATCCCGCTCATCGGGATGGAGGTAGGTGAGGCCTATTCCAACGCCTTCGAGCAGTTCGCTCGAGACCCGCAGTTCAAGGACTTCAAGTACGTCCTGACCATCGAGCACGACAACACCCCGCCATCCGACGGCCTGCTGACGCTGATCAAGCACATGGAAGCGCACCCGGAGTTCGCCTGCATTGGCGGGCTGTATTGGACCAAGGGGCCGGGCGGCGTACCGCAGATTTGGGGAGACATCAAAGACCCCATGCCCAACTGGCGGCCTCAACCACCGGACCCCAGGGGTGGATTGGTCGAGTGCTGGGGGACGGGGATGGGTTTCAATCTCTGGCGGCTGGATATGTTCAAGGACCCCCGCTTTCCCCGCCCGCTGTTCAAGACGAAATGCAGCAAGGACGAAGGGGTGGGGACGCAAGACCTGACGTTCTGGAGCGAGGCAAAGAAGCTCGGCTATCGCTGTGCAATCGCCTGCGATGTGCTGGTTGGACATTACGACGTGAACGAGGACAAGACATGGTAGGAAATGGCATTGTTCCGGCCTCCGGAGCCGCTGATTTTTCATCCTGCGAGCATTCGCTCTTGCGATGCGGCGAGTGCAAGGCGAGAGATCCAAAGCCGGTCTCTGCCGAGCAGAAGAAGATCGCAGAGATTGAAGAGAAGCTTGCCGCCATGGAGCGCTTCCTCGGCGTGAAGCACCTTCCCGAAGGCGCTGTGCCTCCTGCTGCCGTCGAGCCGGGCAAGCCGGTCAAACTGGACCTCGGCTGCGGCAACCTCGCCCGCCGCACCGAAATGAAGAACTGGACCCGCGAACTCGGTTGGACTGGCGTCGATATCCAAGCCTCGGACGGCGCGGATGTGGTGTGCGACCTCTCGGTCGGCAAATGGCCCTTCGCGGACAGCAGCGTGGATGAGGTGAACTGCCATCACATGCTGGAACACATTCCGGGCAAGTCTGTGGACTATGAATTGACCGGATACACGGGCCCGTTTGAAGCAGTCATGGTCGCTCCAGACAATGCCGATGGAGTAGGGGGGCCGACCGTCGTCAAACTCAAGAAGGTTATCACCTACCCGCGCGCGCACTTCTTCAATGAGCTTTGGCGCGTCCTCAAGCCGGGCGGCAAGGCGCAATTCGTTACGCCCTATTGGGCCTCTTGCCGGTCCATCGGAGACATCACCCACGAATGGCCTCCGGTCGGTGAGATGTCCTATCACTACCTCGACAAGGAATGGCGCAAGACTCAGGCACCGCACGACGACTTCTATACCTGCGACTTCCCGATTGGCGGCTGCGGCTACATGCCCGCTCCGCACCTTGTCGGACGCACGCAGGAATTCGTGCAGGAAGCAATCAGGGACCACAAGGAAGGGGCGGGCGACATGATGGTCACGCTCACTTGCCGCAAGTAAATGGCCGACACCGCCCCTATCTCCACCGTCGATCAGCAGGACGACAGCCCCAAGGGCCTTGCGGCTCTTTGGGGCAAGGAGTTGTCCGCTGCGCGAGAAGCACAGAAGACATGGTGGGAACGGGCGGAAAAGATCATCAAGCGGTACGTCGATGATCGCGGCAACAACACCAACGAATCGCGGCTGAACCTCTTCACCGCAAACACGCAGACCATGGAAGCCCTGCTTTTCGGAAGGACTCCGGAAGTGGGCGTCGAGCGCAGGTTTGCGGACTCGGCGGATGACGTGGCGCGCGTGGCCGCGGAGATGTTGGAGCGCATCCTCAATACGGACATCGAGCGCGACGACGACACGCAGCAAGAAGCGCTCAAGAACGCGCTGTCAGACCGCCTGCGCTCGGGCCTTGGAAATGTGCGGGTGACCTACGAGCCGGGCGAGCCGCAGATGACAGAGGAACAGCCCGCACAGCCCCATCCAGTCACCGGAGAGCCAGACCCGACCACGGCCATCCCCGCACAAGAGACGCGGCCTGACGAGTATGTCTGCGTCAATTACGTGTACTGGAAGGACCAGCTTTGGAGCCCTTGCCGCGTCTTCTCTGAATTGCGCTGGTGGGCGTTCTCGGCAGAGATGAGCGAGGCGCAGTTTGAAAAGCGCTTCCCGAACAAGAAAGAAGTCTGGACCGCCAACCGGAAGAACCCTGCCGGCAATGACGACGCGACCAAGGTCAAAGACCCGCTGGATCGGTGCATCGTCTGGGAGATCTGGAGCAAGGAAAAGAAGGCGGTCTATTGGTACGTCGTCGGCGCTGAGGAAATCCTAGACCAGAAGCCCGACCCGCTCGAGCTGGAGAACTTCTGGCCGTTCCCACGCCCGATGTTCGCCAACCTCACGACCAGCAAGCTCCTGCCGACTCCTGACTTCACTCTGGCGCAGGACCTCTACAACTCGATTGACCAACTCACCACACGCATCGACATGCTGCAGGAGTGCGTCAGGGTGGCGGGCGTCTACGACAAGAACAGCGAGGAATTGAAGCGGCTCGTCAGCCAGACCGGCCAGAACGAAATGATCGGCGTGGACTCATGGGCGCTCTTTGCCGAAAAGGGCGGCATCAAGGGCAATACAGACTGGCTGCCCATCGAGCAGATCGTTGCGGCCCTCGACAAGTTGCGCGACGTGCGTACCGAGCAAATCGGGTTGCTCTTTCAGATCACCGGCATGAGCGACATCATGCGCGGGCAGGCCAGCGAGCAGACTACCGCCACCGAACAGGCCATCAAGGCGCGCTTCGCCTCCGTCCGGGTGCAGACCCTTCAGGACGAGTTCGCGCGCTTTGCCTCCGACACACAGAAGATCAAGGCGGAGATCATCTCCAAACTGTTCGACCCGCAGACCATTATAAAGCGCAGCAACATCGAGCAGACTCCCGACGCGCAGCTCGCCGAAAGCGCAGTCGCGCTGATCAAGCAGCCTGACTTTCAGTTCCGCATCTCCGTCAATCCCGACAGCGTGTCCCTGCAGGACTTCGCAGCCATCAAGCAGGAGCGGACGGAGTTTGTTGGAGCCTTGAGCCAATACTTCCAGGGGATGATGCCGATGCTGCAAATGCTCGGCACCGCAGGCCCGCAGGCCACTCAAGCAGGTGTCTCCTTCATTCTGAGTATGGCGCAGTCATTGTGCGCAGGATTGAAGGGCGCAGCGGAACTGGAAGGCATCTTCGATCAGTTCGTGGCCGAGTTGAAGACCGCAGCATCGCAGCCGCCCCCGCCGCCCCCGCCGGATCCAAAGGTGCAGGCGGCGCAGATCAAAGGCCAGTCAGAGCAGTTCAAGGCGAAGGCCGACATGATGGGGACGGCCATGGATTTGAAGGTAAAGCAGGAGCAGCACGCCATGGACATGCAGAAGATGGCGATGGAGATGCGCCAGCAGCAGGCCCAGCACGTCGCAGGCATTCAGAGCGAAGAGGCAAAAGCCCGAACAGCAGCTATTCAAGGGGTTAATTCGGTGACGCAGGAGGGGCCGACGTGAGCGATGAGACGATGGCGGCGCTCCTCCGCTACGACGACGAGCGCAGGAAACTCATGGAGCGGTGGAAGCGCGAACCGCCACCGGAAGGCTTTCAGCGCTGCGATGGCTACTACGGCTGTGGCGCGCTCACGCGCGCGGTCTCCGGTTCCGCGTGGGACTGCTCCGGGTGTGGTCGAACCACGCTCGCGATTGGGTTCGCACAATGAGCACTGGCGCAGATCCAAAGACCCTGCCGATCACCAAGGAATACGAAGACGGTTACGAGCGCATCTTTGGCAAGGACCACAAGCCGACGCGCGGCACCTTCATCTGGGACAGCGAGAAAATGACCTTCGTTCCCATCGCTGAATACAAAGCCCCGGAGCGAGCGATTGACGCCCCTGTCATGGCTGGCCGCTTTTACGAAAACACATGCGCTCCAGACGCAGAAAAGACGGACATCGGTAGTCGAAGGAAGCATCAAGAGTACATGAAAGAGCGCGGCTTAACCAATCCGTCAGACTTCAAAGAGACATGGGCCAAGCAGGAAGAAGCCCGCAAAGCAATCAGGAACGGCGCGCCGATTATGGACCCGGAACGTCGCCGCGAAATCGGAAAGATTGCCTACGAGGTAGAGAAACGTGGCCGCAGAAACCGTTGAACCGGAAGTAGATGACCGCCGCGCCGATCTGGCGGCTGCATTCGAGAAGGCGGAGCAATCCGCCGAGGCTCCATCCGCTGAAGCGCCAGCCACATCCCCGGTGGCCGAGGCCGCACCGGAAGTGGAGCCCGCTCCTGCCGTCGAGTCTGCGGGCCGCACGCGCGACGACAAGGGGCGCTTTGTGTCCGGCGAGGCCGCCAAGCAGGCCAAACCGGAGGCGCAAGCGGGTGTGGCTGCACCGCCTGTTGCAATCGGGCAGCAGCCGGCCAAACCTCCCGAAACGCAGTCCACCCCGCCTGCGTCAGTTCTCAAACCACCTCAGTCATGGAAGCCTGGTGTCCGCGAGCTCGCTACAAAGCTTCCGCCCGAGTTCGCTCCGCTCCTCGAGGAAGCCAACCGGCGCGAGCGGGACTTTCTGATCAATCACCAGAAGACCGTCGAGATGCAGCGGCAGATCGATCCGATCCTGCGCGCTGTTCAGCCCTACCAGCAGGGGTTATTGCAGCGAGGCGCGCGAGTCGAGGAAGTGATCGGCAACTTCCTGCGCACCGAGCAGGCCCTCTCCAGCCCCGATCCGCGCACGAGAGCACAGGTCTTGGCTCAGGCTATTACGACCTACCGCGTCCCGGTGGACCTGTTGGCGCAGGCATTGGACGCCACGCCCGCGCCGGTTCAAGGCCAACCATCGCAATCGATTGACCCGCAGCAGATCATTGCTCAAGCCAAAGAGGAAATCAGGCGGGAACTGGAGCAGACCCGCTGGCAGGCGGCCACCCAGAATGCCAGCGCGGACATTGAATCATTCGTGTCTTCAAAGTCTCCTGAGTTCTGGACTGAGGACATTCAATACTCCACCGGAGTCATTTTGCAGGCGGCTACGGACCGAGGTATTGCAATGAGTCTCGAGCAGGCGTATGAACAAGCTTGCTGGGCAGACCCCGAGATTAGGGGTGTGTTTCAGCAGCGTGAAGCGAGCAAGAAGGCTGCGACCAATGTACAGGCCACGCAGCGCGCTCATGCAGCAGCAAGCTCCGTAAAGTCACAGCCCGGAGGCCCAACAGCCCCACCGGGACCGGAAGATGATTCATGGCGTGCTCATCTTGAGCATGCATGGAGTAAGGCAGCAGGTCAGTAAGCGGAAGCCGCAAGGCCCATCCGCCCAGGAAGGCCCCAAACGTCGCGGGGCGTGAGCGAAGGCGAAAGCCTCCACGCGCAGAAGGCGACGCAATCGGCGCTTTTTGGAGCGGAGGTATGCCTTGGCTTTCCCTACCAGTACGACCGACGTCATCGTCGGCGCAATCGAGTCTCGTCGGCGCAAGATTGCCGATAACGTCACCAAGAACAATGCGCTGCTCACCCACCTGAAAGAAAAGGGTCGGGTGCTGCCCATCTCGGGCGGTAACACCATCCTCGAAGAGCTGTCGTTCGCCCAGAACGGCAACGCGAGCTATTACAGCGGATACGACCTGTTGCCCGTCGCGGCGCAGGACGTGATCTCCGCTGCGCAGTACAGCCTCAAGCAGGCTGCCGTGCCGGTCACGATCAGCGGGCTCGAAAAGCTGCAGAACGACGGCAAGGAGAAGATCCTTGACCTGATGGATGCGCGCCTCGGTGTGGCGGAAGCCACGCTGGCGAACATCATCACTCAGGGTTGCTACTCCGACGGCACCATCTTCAACGGCAAGGCCATCGTAGGCCTCGATGCGGCTGTTGAGGCGACGGTGACCTCCAGCCAGTCGAGCACCTACGGCGGCATCTCGCGCACCACGTTCCCCTTCTGGCGCTCTCAGTGCACCAGCACCACGGCTGACATCTCGACTTCCGCGAAGTGTCAGGCGGTCATGAACGCGCTGTGGGCGACCACCATCCGAGGAAGTGACCGGCCGGACTTCGGCATCATGGACAACAACTTCTGGGCGGACTTCATGGCCTCGCTCCAGAACATCCAGCGGTTCACCGATGCCAAGAAGGCCGACCTCGGATTCCAGACCATCCAATACATGAATGCTGACGTGTACCTCGACGGAGGCATCGGCGGCTTTGCCGGTGACGCGTCGAGCACTCATGGCACGTTCTATCTGCTGAACAGCAAGTATCTGAAGTTCCGTCCTCACAAGGACCGCAACTTCGTGCCGCTCAGCCCGGACCGCCGGTACGCGGTGAATCAGGATGCGGAAGTCGCCATTTTGGCATGGGCGGGTGCCCTCACTGTCAGCGGCGCGCAGTTTAACGGCCGCGTTCTCGCCACCACGGTTTAAGGAGACAAACCAATGGCATCTTCCTACGTCATCGATACTCCCGTCGGCGCGACCCCCGTGTCGCAGACCGATACCGTGCAGCGCTTCGACCTCGGCATCGAGGCTCGCGGCGTGGACCGCCAGACCGGCAAGTCGTCCGTCAACGTTGGCGCTGGCGTGTTCGTCTACGCGCGCGGCTCCAACGTCACGGCGGCTGGCCAGTTCGTCCATCTCAGCCAGAGCATCGGCGGAGGTGGGCAGTCGGCGGTCCTTCTGGCGAGCGCGAACAGCACCTGCTTCTGGCCCATCGGCGTGGCGGCAGGCAACTTGTCTGCCACCAACGTCTTTGGCTGGGTGCAGGTCGTCGGCGTCTGTGACTACGCCCTGGTGAGCAATACCAGCGTGGCCGCGAACGCCTACATCGCGCTTGCCTCGACTGCGGGTCAGGTGGGCAGCGTGACGGCACTCGGCTCCCGCATCGCGGGAATCGCGGTGCCGGTGTCGTTCACGTCGAGCCAGACCAGCCTCACGGTTCTGCTCAACCGCCCGATGATCATCGGCATCACCGCCAGCAACTAGTTCCCTCGGGGGCGGGGTCACTCCCGCCCCCTTCTAACCCGAAGGAAGGCATATGGACGTTTCGCCCGAGACGTGGCAGCGCATCCGCGAGCTGAATGGCGGCAAGGAAAACACCAACATCGCGGAGTTCTACCGCCATCCCAGCATCGACGAGAAGCGCACTTTTGGTTGGGTTGATCAGAAGTTCGACCCGAACACCGGAGCGCCCGGCCCCATCATCAAGCATGCCGGAGAGGGTGGCCGCTTCTTCCGCAATGCGATCTGGATTCGCATTCGGGCACCGGGCGAGAAGGACGAGATCCGCGAGCGCGAAATGCGCGAGATGGACAAGCTCGTCTATGAAAAAGAATGGAAGCGCTTTGAGGAGTCAGAGAAGGGCGTCGAGGGCGCGGACGGGACTCCGCTCTCCGTTCTTCCGTTCCTGACTCCTGCTCAGGTCGCTGAGTTTCAGGCTGTCGGGGTGAAGACTGCCGAGCAGCTTGCGGCAGTTAGCGACTCCAACGGACAGAAGTTCATGGACTTCCACCGAGTGCGGCAGCGCACCAAGGATTTCATCGCGGCGGCGGCGGGCAATGCTCCACTGGAGGCGATTCGTTCCGAGAACGAGTCACTGAAGGCGCAGATGGCTGCATTGCAGGAGCAGATGAAGGCCATCGCAGAAGCGCAGGCCAAGAAGAAGTAAGGAGGCCGGTTGGCGTACGATACCGCCTTGAACATCATCTCCGATGCCGCTGCCGAGCTAGGACTCGGCACGGTTGCCGATGCTTACGGGTCCACAGACCCGAACATCATCCAGCTTCGCGGAATGCTGAAGTCGATGGGGCGAGATCTGGTCCGAGACAGGGACTGGACGCACCTGATCAAGGAGTACTCGTTTGTCACGCGTCCGAATTGGGCGAAGGCAACCGCCTACACCAGAAACGCAGATGCATGGATTTCCGGGAACACGTACTCTGTCGGTAATTACGTCACCAACGCCGGAAACCTGTACCAATGCGTCACGGCAGGCACATCGGACGTGCAGAGCGGGGCGCAGCCCGGACCCAATACAACATCCTCGTCCATTCCTGACGGGAGCTGTGTCTGGAAGTACCTGAACGCTGGCTCTGCCAACATCGTTACGCACGGGCTCTATTACTATACGTGCACCCAGAGCGGCACTTCCGGTGCGGTTGGACCATATGGGGCCTCCGCTGGAGTCGAATACGACGGCAGCGGTTCGCCGTTCGTGCAGTGGACGTTTGGTGGCAACGCCGCCGACTACTCGCTGCCGTCTGACTTCAACAACATGATCGATCAGACCGGCTGGAACCGGACCAACCGCCTCCCTGTTGGCGGACCCGTTGACGGTCAGGTATGGCAATACCTCAAAGGCCGCCAGCAGGGCGTCGTCTTCAACGTCCTATTCCGGCCCGTGGCAAACGTCCTTCGGCTCTACCCCGACACGGACACTCCGGGCGGCTACAACATCGTCTTTGAGTACGTCAGCAACTCATGGGTGAGCGCCACTGGCGGCACGACGCCGACCACCGATCAGCCCACCGCAAACACTGACATCATCTACTTCGATCAGCTTCTCGTCATGCGAGGGCTGAAGCTCGCATGGCTGAAGGCAAAGGGCTTCCCGACCGAGCACGCACAGCGTCAGTACGATGAGTGCGAAGAAGAAGCCATGAACGCGGACGGGTCGGCGGAAGTCCTCAACCTGCGCGGACGCGGGCCGTATGACCCTCTGATCGGCCTGCAGAACGTACCCATTACCGGGTTCGGCTCGTGACCGGCCTGATTCCTGCCCAGCGAAAGCCTCCGGTCATGCCAACCGCGAGATCGATCAGCGTCCCTGCGCCGATTGGTGGCTTGAACACCATCGATGCGGGCGCGGATATGCCCATCTCTGACGCCATCATCCTGAACAATATGGTGGCTGCTGAGTATGGCTTGCGCACTCGCCTCGGCTGTAAAGAGTGGGTCACCGGCATGACCGGGACCAGCAACAACGAGGTGCGCTCCGTCCTGCCTTTCACCGGCTCCAAGGCCGACGGCACCAACGACAAGCTTTTCGCGACGACCACCGACGGCATTTGGGACTGCACGAGCAGCACGGCGAGTCCGAGCAAGAGCGTTACTTTCGGCACCAAGACAGGGCTTGCGGGCTATTGCATCTCGACCGTGTTCGTCAATGCGAACGGCCAGCACTTCCTTTTGGTCTGCGATGAGGTCAACGGCTACTACGTCTACACCGAGAGCACTGCGGCATGGACGCACGTCAGCCAGCAGAGCACGACAGCATGGGCGCAGAGCACTGGCTACACCATCAACGTCTCTTACGTCTTTGCCAATGGTGCGTCCTATCTCTGCAAGACGACCGGCACGAGCGCGGCCACAGGCACAGGTCCGAGCGGCACCGGCACCGGCATTTCGGACGGCACTTGCACTTGGGATTACACCCCCGCGATCGGCACCGGAGATCCGACCAAATTTGTTTTCGTGACGGTCTGGGGTAATCGCGTATGGTTCGTGGAGCGCGACACCGGGAACGCCTGGTACACCGGCATCGGCTCGCTGTTCGGGACAGTTACACAATTTCCGTTTGGTGCTCGCTTCCGTTCTGGTGGCGATCTGCGCGGCCTGTTCAACTGGACCCGCGACGGCAGCCAGTCGTCGATCAATTCTCTTGTCGGCATCTCGGGTGGCGGGGATGTCGTGGTCTATGAGGGCACCGACCCGGCCTCGGCTGCTTCCTTCGGATTGAAGGGGGCGTGGTCGCTGGGCGGCGGCGGCGTGCCCGTGGGGCGGCGACTCGCATCGGACTTCGGCGGCGACCTGCTCGTCCTGACTACGCTCGGCGTGCTGCCGCTCTCTACGCTGGTGGTCGGGAATACCGTATTTGAGCGGAGCTCCTATCTCACCGCGAAGATTTCCAACCTGTTCAACCAGTACATGACTGGAGCCCGCACGCAGAAGGGCTGGCAGATCCGGATCAATCAGAAGGACAATACGCTGCTCGTCAATGTTCCGGCTGCCGACGGAACCACAAGCCAACTCGTGATGAGCATGGCGACTCCGCAGCGGAGCTGGAGTCAGTACCCCGATCTGCCGGCCATGCTCTCCATGGAAAGTTGGGGCGGGGATTTGTACTTCGGGACTACCGACGGACGTCTCTGCATCAACACGGGCTATCTCGACGGGGTAACGCTGGCGTCTCCGACCGCGTACACGCCGATTCAGTGGGAAGTCCTCACGTCGTTTCAGGATGGCGGCTCGCAGAACTTCAAGCGGGCTCTGAGCGCGCGGCTTTCCTTTGTCTCGCAGGGCGGCATTCCCGGAGTCTCGGTCGCGGCTCGCTTTGATTACGACTTCACCGAGCTGGCCACGGTGAGCACGAACCCCGGCAATAACACCAACGTTTGGGATACAGGCAAATGGGATACTGCGGCCTGGGGCGGGGCTTACGCTCCTGCCGTCATTACGCGCGGGCTCGCCGGCTGTGGGGTCAAGATGGCCCTCATCGCCAGAGGCACCGCCACGAGCCGCACCAGCCTGACTGGCATTGATCTCTTCTTCGATGAAGGAGGCGCGCTGTGAGCCTCCAGATCGTCAGCATGCCGGAAGCGGCATTGCCTTGGCTGACCGAGCGGACCGGCCTTGAACTGACATCGGGCCTTCGCGGGATCATGGCGGTAGACGGCAAGGGCAAGATCCACGGCGCGGTCGGCTTCGATCGGTGGCTCGGCAACGCCGCGCACGTTCATATTGCGCTGGACAACCCTCTGGTGGTTCGGTCACTGGCTCCTGCGGCGTGCGCGTTTCTGTTTGGCGCTCCGTGCTGGAAAGAAATCGCCATCGGAGTGATCCCGGCCCACAACGAGCGTTCGCTTCGTCTGGCAACGCGGGTGCTGGGGTTCAAGGTTGTGCATCGGTTCAAGGATGGATGGGCACCGCAAGACGACGTTGTGCTGCTCGAGATGCGCAAAGAAGACTGCAAATGGCTGGGAGGCAATTAGATGAGCACTTCGGCACAGGCCCCGACTTATCAGGCCCCCGGTTCTGGCGCACCTCGCGGACAGCAGGGAGTGCAAAACGCCTACGGTCCTCCGCCGTCCGATCCGTTTCAGCTTCAGGCGTGGGCGCAGAACGTCAATCGAGGCTCCGTCTCCGACTGGCAGAACGCAGCCGAAGGACAGTCGGGCGCGACGCATGTCGGCCTGAATGGTCCGGTCGGATCTTCGGGCTGGACCATGGACCCGAATACAGGCCAGTGGACCCAGAGCCAGCAGTTCAATGGGCCACTGGCTGGGGCGGCGACGGGTTACGAGCAGCAGATCGCCGACCAGAAGCCTCTCGACCTGAGCGGCCTGCCGCAACTCAACTATGGCTCCGGTCAGATGAAGACGGCGGAAGACGCGGCTTACAATCAGGCCAAGTCCCGCCTCGATCCACAGTTCGCCCAGCAGGGCGAGCAGCTTCAGAGCCAGCTCGCCGCGCAGGGATTGGACCCCGGCACCGAAGCGGCGAACAATGCGCAGGGGAATTTCGACCGCGCGAAGAATGACGCCTATTCGTCCGCCCAGAACTACGCGGTGGGGCAGGGGCTGCAGGCCCAACAGCAGGCCTTCGGCCAGAGCGCAATGGCGCAGCAGCAGGCGCTATCGAACCTGCTCACTCAGCGAGGGATGCCCGCCCAGCAGCTTCAGCAGCTCTTGGGGATGATGGGCGGCGCGCAGGGCGTCGGACAGGCGCAAGGGCCGAACTATCTCGGAGCCATGGAAGGACAGGCTGGGTTCAACTTGAGCAATGCAGATATGCAAAACCAGCTCATGGGCGGCGGCCTCAATGCCCTCGGCAATGCAGCGGGAGCCGCCTACAAGCTCTCCGACGAGCGCGCCAAGCAATGCATCGAACGCCTCCCGCTCGAAGTCCACGATGGTATCCCCTACGCGGTCTTCGAATACAGGCTGCAGCCCGGCAAGAAACATCTCGGAGTCATCGCGCAGGACGTTTTGAGGGTTCTCCCGCATCTCGTGAAGAAGCGGGCCGATGGGCTGTACTGCGTGAACTATGGAGGGCTCCAATGAACCCGCAGGACATGGCCGACATTCAAGCCTACATCAAGAGCCTCGGTCCGAATGCACATGTCGGTTCAGAGGCAGGACTGGACCCGCAGGCCGAAATGCTCCAGCAGCAACTTGCCCGCGCTCACGCGATGCGGATGCAGCAGCGGCAATCCTATGGGGCGCTTGCAGGGGCAGGCAACGGCCTCGCCTCGATCTTCGGAGCGATTCACGAAAACCAGCTTGAAGGCCAGCAGGCCGACAACATCAAGGCGCGGCAGGCGGCGCAGGCGCGACTCTTGATGGGTGGCCAGCCTGACGCGCAGGTGCCCTACTGATGGACCCGACCCTCTATGCAGAGCCCTCGCAGCAAGACCAGCAGGCGGCCTTGGCCGCCACCCTGAAGCGGCTCGGCATGGTCAATCAGCCCCCAATCCCCCTCGCTCCTGAACAGCCTCCGCAGGCCCCGCAGCAAGTGCAAGGAGATCCACAAAGAGGAGCGGCGCTGTACGCAATGCTCTCGGGGAATAAGGGGCTGGAGCAGAGTGGACAGGCGGCGGCGTTTGGGATCCCGCAAGCACAGCAGGGCCTGCAGGCCGGCGGCCTTCAGAACCAAAAGATCGCGCAGGAGATCCAGCAGTCAGGCCCGCAGGCCGCGCTCGGTGGAATGAGTCCCAACGTCGCCGAGGCAAAGGCCAAGCTGAATACGTCGCAGGCCGCACTCACGAATTGGGATCATGTCGTGAACCCGGACACCGGAGACGTGTGGGTCGTCAACCGAAAGACCGGCGAGGCCCGCCTGCTCGGCGGCAGTGGGGGCCAGCAACAGCCCGGCAGTCTGGAGCGCGTCGGCAAACTAGGACAGGCATTCATCGACAAGTTCAAGGCCGACCTTGACCCGAACGCTTTCCGATCCGGCGTGCTGAAGGGCAATCAGGAGCGGGCAAATGCAGCCGACCGACTTCTCAAACTGGCTGTCGATCCGATCACCGGAGGCCCGGCCAACCTGAACCCGCAGCAGATGACCGAACTGTCATCTTCTCTCGCCTCGCTTCTCTCTGGCGGCGGCGCTGGGTCGGAAGGCCAGCGCATGGAGTTGACCCCGCACACGAAGGGCCGGTCTTTTGCCCAGATCATGCAGTGGCTGACAGATGAGCCGCAGGGAGCAGAACAGCAGGCGTTCGTCAAGCAGATGATCGACACGGCCAACCGCGAAAAGGGGGTCGTTTCGGATCAGATCCTCAAGGCCCAAGTGTCCAGAATTCCCGCTCACCTGAGAGTGCTGCAGAGCTATCCGGAGAATGCGAAAGCCATCCTGAGCGGCTTCGGCATCGACCCGTCAACCATTGACTTCAAGACCGGCAAGTACACTCCGAAAACTGCGCCGCCACCGCCCCCCTCTAGCAATCGGCAAGGCCCGGTCCAAATCGGGTCTGATGCCGACTACAACGCGCTCCCCTCGGGCACGGAATTCATTGGGCCAGACGGCAAGCACCGGAGAAAGCCTTAATGGGTTGGCAAGACGCTCCGGAAGTGCAACAGACGCAGCCTGCCTGGGCGAGTGCGCCAGAGGTGTCTCAGCAGAAGCCTGTCGGCACTGGTGAAGCACTCCTGCGTGGTGCCGCTCAAGGCGCAACCCTAGGCTTCGGTGACGAGCTGGAGGCCGGGTGGAAGCATCTTGTCGGCGGGGCAGACTACACAAAGACGCGCGACCAACTGAGAGCCGATGAGGCGAACGCCCGCAGTCAGCATCCGATTGCATACGGCGCGGCGGAAGCGGTGGGCGGTGCGGTCCCGTCTCTGGCTGGTGCGGCGCTTACGGGCGGGGCTGCGTCTCCGCTGTTGGCCGGTCGAACTGCGCTTGGCGTAGCGGCTGGACAGGGGGCATTACAGGGGGCAGGGTACTCCGAAGGCAAAAATGCGCGATCACTTGCTCGTGATACTGCTCTCGGGGCTGGTGTTGGGGTTGCTGGATACGGCCTTGGGCAAGGCTTGGCTGCAGCGGGTCGCGGATTGGCTCGATTTGCACGTGCTGGGTCTACCGTCGCGGCCGCCAGAGCCACCGAAAAGGCCGCCAACGAAATAGCAGCAGAGATCGCCTCCGCAAAAGGCTCTCTCGGCGGCGAAGTCCAGAAGGGCTCTCGCCTCGTAGAAAATCTCGGCCGCTTCGGGACCAAACTCGGCCCAGAAGAGCAAGCCGCCGCCGCTGCCCTCGCACAGAGAGTCGAGGCGAGCAATCTTCAATCCCTTCCCGGCCAAGCCGCGACCATTGGAGCCAAGGACGCCGAACTGCAGGCATTGAAGACCGGCGCTTCGGATGCCCTCAAATCACGCACGGCAGAACTTCTATCGACGGCCGAGGCAAAACGCCAGCTCTCAGCGAGAGCATTGCGCTATGGCCCTGTCGCAGCAGGGACGCTGATCGGGACAGCCATCGGCGGCCCCGTTGGAAGCGCGGTCGGCGCTCTGGCCGGCGCAGGGTCGCGGCCGATGGTGCGCAGCACTCTCCGTATGCTGCAAAACCCGGCCGTCCAGAAAGCCGCTTATGACAAGTTGGCTGCCGCCGCAGAAAGCACTCCCGGCGCGCTCCTTCGGCAACTGCTGGCACGTGGCGCTCCGGCCGCCGCAACTCAATCCCTGGTGGAACCGTGACCCCTCTTGACTCCAGTCCCGCCGCCAACCCGAATGCATTTCAAGTGAGGGCGCATGGCCCGTAACTCGTCCGGCACCTATTCCCTGCCTGCTGGCCAGCCCGTCGTAACGGGCACCACGATCTCCTCGTCTACGTTCAATACGCTGACCTCCGACATCGCCACGGAGTTGACTGACTCGCTTTCAAGGTCAGCCAAGGGTGCCATGCTTGGCATTCTCCAGCTTCACGACGGCACCAGCGCGACCGTCCCCGACCTGACTTGGAGCGGGGACACGGACACTGGCCTCGGGCATTCTGGCGCGAACATCATCGACATCATCGCAGGCGGCACGACCGTCTGTGCAATCAATGCCTCGGGGTTTGGTGCCTTCACCGCGACTGCGGCCATCTCGACGACCGTCGCGGGGTCCAGCCTTACTCAGACCATGGCAGACACCGCCTTGATTGTAACCGGCAATCGCAGCGCATCGAGCACGGGCAATGCCGATGTGCAGCTCCGCAGCACCGCCACGCGCACGGCGGGCAACCTTCTCGACGTGGTGAACAACGCAACCACCAAACTGAGCGTGGACTTCGCGGGGCAGATCAAATGGCCGAGCGGACCAAGCAGCACGAGCAGCACACCAGCGCCGAGCGCGGTGACTGCGCTCACCCCGAACACAAGCTGGACATCAACGGGCACCCCCGCCTACTGGAAAGACCCATGCAACATTGTCCGGCTCAAGGGAGCGCTGACCAACGGCACGGGCGGGGCTACCGGAAACATTCTGACTACCAATCCGCTTCCTGCTGGATTTCGTCCTGCGGCCACTCGTGTCTTCACGGCCAATAACGGCGCAACCGGAGGAAGTGCGCTGACCTATTCCATCACGGTCACTACGACCGGCACGATTGTCTGCAATGGCTCCCAGGCCATCGCCGTTGGCGATGCTGTCTACCTCGACTGCATTTCTTTCCTCGCGGAAGCCTAATGCGGAGCGCAGATCTCCAAACCAGACGGCGTGCTCTGCATGGTCTGACTTGCTTCGCATCCGAGGTTGGCTGGTCTGACACACACATCCGATCCGTTTGCGTAGGCGTCGGTGCAAACAAGGTCGGGGGTGCTGCATGGCGGCGGGCTCCCATCGCTGTAGCCGGTCGGATCGCAGGACTGACCAATGTCTGCGGACTTGTCCCGCGCAAGCTTGTCTTTGCCACCGCACCCGAGCGCCAGAACCAACAGGAAGATGCGCATGGCTGACCCCACTACCACAGAAACCATCTCCCCGGTAGACCTCGACGCATTGCGTATCGCTGACCTGGAATGCGCCATCGCCCAAGAGAAAGCCAAGACATCAGAAGCCCTCTTCCGGGTGAAGCAGCTCGAGATCGCACGGACCTACGGAATCAAGCAAGGCGAGTCGATCAACCTCCAGACTGGCGTGATCACGCGCAAAGGGGGAGTGCATGGCTGAAGCAGTTCCCGAAACCATCGACAAGGCCACCAGGGCAGCCGAAATGCTCGGCCGCCCGAACGTGCTCGTCTCCGTCCTGCTGGTGGGTGTTCTGGCTGGCGCGGCCCTGCTGGTCTATCGAGACGAAGTGCGGGCGGACGCGCAGATCAAGGTCTTCGAGAGCATGGTCGTGGAGATGCGCGGCGTGAAGGCAGAAGTAGCAGAACAGCGCCGGGCATTCCAAAGCGCCGGGATTCACCTTCGAGCGGCTGCAGCGGTGCAGGCTTCAGACCGAGAGCCCGAATGAAAGACTGGCTGCGCATTGTCCTCCTGCTCGGGATCATCGAGGCATTGACGTGCTGCAGCCATGCTCAGATGGGCCATTCAGAGATGTGGAGGGCATGCGCGGCCCATTGTGCTGCCGAAGGTGGAGACGATCCGACAGTGGTTGAAGACGAGCATGCGCGCGGGTGCGTGTGCGCCTTCAAGAAACGCGAGGCGATGTGATGTACCTGTCCGCGCACTTCACGCTGGAAGAACTGATCGCCACTCAGCACCGCGAGATCGACAACACGCCTTCGCAGGACATCATCAACAACCTGCAGTTGCTCGCGCGCGGCGTGCTGGAAGACTGCCGCTTCGCCCTCGGGCCGATGCACATCAACAGCGGGTATCGCTCGCCCGAATTGAATGCGGCGGTGGGTGGCCAGCCGACGAGCCAGCATTGCGAAGGGTTGGCGGCGGACTTCATCGCGCCGCGCTATTCGCTGCAGGAGTGCGTTCGGCGCATCCTCGACGCTCAAGTGCAGTTCGACCAACTGATCTACGAATTCGGGTCATGGATTCACGTCTCGCACCCCGCGCTCGGCAAGCTGGCGCGACGTGAGGCGCTGATGATCGGGGCGTGGACGGGCGGGAAGTACATGCAATTGAACCTTGCGGACTGCCCGAAGTGAACCCCTTCCGTGCTCCATGGTGGGCGAAGTTCATCGCCCTTGTGTTCCTCGTCTGCTGCTGCACCACCTCCCGCTCTGCTGAACAGAGGGTAGGGTCGGTGACGGCGGTCGACTCCGCCGTGCACTCCGTCGAGTTGAAGACCGAGACGATCCAGACGGGGCCGGAAACGATTACGACCACAGTGGAGGAGTTTGCGTCGGGCACGGCCGACGCGGGGAGCGTGCGGGCAGCCTCGGCACTGCCGGGGTCCGAGCCCGCGTCGGTCGTCCTCGTCAAGCGCACCGTCACCGTAGACCAGCGCGGCCCCGCCCTCCAGCAGACCACGCTGCAGGGCAACAGGGATGCTGACACGCAGCGGCTGAAGACGAAGGACTCCGACACTCAGGCCAGCAGCAAGAGCGCCACCAGCGCCGGCTGCACCTTCGGCCTTGGCGTCTGGGGCCTCGTCGCGCTCGGCGTTCTCGGCGCGGGGGCGTGGCTGTACCTGAAGGGGGTGCTGCCGTGGAAGTGATCCCCCACTGCTCCGAGTGCGAGCCAGGCAGCCCCGAGCCTACGTCTACCGAGGCTCGTTGTGCGCACTGCGGGCTGGTCTGGCGGCGCACGGTCATCTGGAAAGAGCACGGCGGCATCGCCAAGGGCGAATACGCCTATGTAGCCGGGGATGACGTGCCGACGCAGAAGGCGGGGAGGGCCTAGGCGTCCTCTTCAGCAAAGGCGATGGCTGCGCGCAGCGCTTCCTTGGCCTGCGCAAATGGAAGCGATGGCCTCGCGCCATTCCTCGATCGTTGCTCTGCGCCCGTATTCGGTGTGGTCGTAGTCGAACGCCGTGATCAGCCAGCCGGGCGCGTAGTTGGGCGCGCGCTGGTCGGTCGGCTTCCACCCCTTCAACACCACGTCCGGAACCGGAGTGTTGCCGGGCGCAAGGCACTCAGGCGTGCAGACCATTTCGCCTCCGTAACGCACAACAAACGCACAAAAACACCACGTTTTCACTCTGTAACGCAGTGCATTTTGAGTCCACTGCGTCTGCCTGTTCCGCCAGGGGGCCAGAGTGAAGCGGGGTCAGTGACTACCCCTTGAATGCCCCTTGCGGGGCTCCGTAACGCACAAAACGCTCAAAGCCGTTCGACCGCCTTCCTTCCTTGCTGTGCGTCCAAGTGCAAATAACGCATAGCCATTGCCGGTGTATCCCATCCTCCGAGCGCCATCAATTCGGCCAGGGTGGCCCCGTTGTTGCCTGCGATGGTGCAGGCTGTGTGCCGCGTGACGTGGTGGGCTGTCAGGCCATCGAAGGGGATGCGCGCACGCCTGCAGGCTGTCCAGAAGAGGCCTGAGCGCTCGTTGTGGGAGTCGTAGTCGAATCGTCCAAACACGGGCAAGTTGTTTCGCCGAAACCCCATCTCTGCCTTGATGGCCTTGCGCGCCAGCGGGTGCAGCCAGAACGAGCGGGCCTTGCGGCTCTTGAGGGTGCCGGGCGGGAAGGTAACGCGGTTGGCGCGCCAGTCGATCCACCCCGGCAGCATCTTCTCCAGCGCCCCCTTGCGCAATGCGGTGTAGAGCAGGGCGGTGTAGACTCGGCCAGCTCGGGCATTCAACTTGCGGACCTCCCGCAGAAACCGATCCCGCTCCCCTTCCGTGAAAGCCCGCCTTTGGCTCGCATCCGCTGCGGCCTCCGTCCCTGACGGTGCGGTGAGCATGGGCAGGGCCAGAATCGCCCCAATGCGCACGCAATAGCGCAGGAACAGCCGCAGGCTGACCGTGACGCGCTGAATTGTGCTCAACTTTACGCCGCGCATGGTCCCTTGCGCCTCTTCCCATGTCTGACGGGTGATCATGCTGATCAGCGGGAATCTCGGCACCACGTACTTGACCAGCCGCGTTTCCTCGATCTCGGCGTAGCGCGGGCCCCGCTTGCGCGCTCGGGCGGCAAGATCTGTATCCACGTACTGCTCGAGCAGCGTCATGGTGTCTTGTTCGACGGCAACAGGCGCAGGCTTTGAGCCGAGGCGGGCACAGTGGTGGAGGTAGCGCGCCGCAGCTTCTCGGCCAGCCTTTCTTTTGTTCGGGTCTTCCGCGATCGTGACGTTGAGGGCTTCGCGGATGGGCTGTCCGTCGATTGTGCAGTGGAACTGCCAGAAGGGACTTCCGGCGCGGGCCTTGACGTGGAACGCTGCTCGTTTGCCCCCCAAGATCCCCTCCTGCTCTGCCGCATGGCGCTGTCGAGGTCGGATTTGTGCCAGCGCGGGAGATCGCCCACATACGACGGATCTGTCAGTGGGCGCAAATGCCTCCTGAAGCTCTTCACGGAAACGCCGCCGCAGTAGCGTGCCGCACAGCCCTCACAGAACCAGGGGCCAGCGCAATGCTCTCTAGCAGCAGCAGGAGAGGACACGGTGGCTTACTTCTCCCCCTTCGTGGCGGCGATGGAGCGCATGGGGCTGCGCCACCAGTACCTGCCACGTCCGGCCGCTTCCGCCGCTGCCATCTCTTCGTGGAACCACCCGAACGGCGGCACGGGAATTGTCCCGGTGGCCCACGCGATGGCGTTCTCTGCGGCGGTGAGCCGCGAGCGGAGACGCTCCACCTCCGCCTTCAGGTCTTTGATTTGCTCGCGTGGCGTGCTCATCTCGCCCTCCGAGAATGAGGGCGAGGGCTGGCGGGGGCGCTGCGCGCGGCTAGCGCGTCGAGGACTCGCACCTTTTGCTCGCCAGTGGGGCACGGCTTGCCGTCCTCCGCGCCTCCGATGTTGTGCGGCCACAGCCTCACATTTTCGTCGATGCCCGTCACGTCCGAGGTGGCACCGCACGTCGGGCAGCCCATCTTGACGATCAGGTTCAACAGTTCTCGGCCAGCCCGCGCGGCGAGCGCCTTCCTATTCTTTTTCATGTGTCGTGTTCCTCCCTCGGTGCAGGGAATTCAGTGCGCGCCTTCGGCGCGCTCGCTGTGCTCGCCAAAGACAAGAGCAAATCCCGAAACGCTGGCGGGGTTGCGTCCCGTTCGCGGTGGTCCATCAAAGCCAGGATGCCGCGCCGGCTGCGCCCATCGGGGTCCGGTCGCTTCTCCCGCTTCCAGTTCAACGAAGGCAGCTTGCAGCGCACGGCATAGAGCCACGTCGGCTTCTGCGCGCGGTGGCCGTAGCAGCTCTGGTCAACACGGCACGTCCAGCCGATGCCGTCGCCCGCCGCCACCCATCCGCCACTCGACGGCGGCGCAATCAGCCCGAAGTGCCGCCACGCGTGCGAGCGCGCGGGATGCTCAAGGACACCGCCCCACTTCCGCACGGCAGCCAGGGCCGCAGCAAAGCACCCGCCGTCGTCGCCCTTCGCAAGCCTGGCGTGCCCCGCCGCCACCTTCGCGGGGCTTCCGAAGTAGAACTTGCTCCACCGCTGGCATGGGGGGTGAGCCACGACCGGCCAAGGCCCATCGTAGAGCCGCGCATCGCGCTCCTGGTCCCATGTGTCAACGTCTGCCATCCCTGAATAGCAGCCGTTTTTCTGGACGTAGAGCGCAGCGATCATCTACTCGCCCTCCCTCGGTGTAGGTGAGCGAGGGGCGGGGCTGTCGCCTCCCTTGCTGTCGCTGCTGCTGGTGGGGGCGGGGGTGGGTTCAGGGGGCTCGCTCCGCTCGCGGCCTTCGGCCTCTTCCCTCTCGGCGTCTCGGATGGCCTCCTTCAGCGCGGCCAGCACGCGGCGCGCAATCTTCAGGTCCATCCATTCGGGCGCGTTGACGAGCATGAAATCGCTCTCCATGCGCAGCACGTATTGCGTGGTCCCCACGACGTAGAGCATGCTGCCGCATCCGTCGAAATCTCCGGTCCGAGACACGCGCGGGGCGCGGGGTGGAGCCCCGCCTTCTGATTTATTTTCCATTCGGCTCCTTCATGTCAGGGCGCAGCGCGGGGGGGGGCGGGGGGCCTGTCCTGAATTTCAGCAGGGCAGTCCGAGGAAGTCATGTCTCGCTGTCCGGCACGATGAAGTAGCTGCCAACCACGTCATGGCCAGCGCTGATGGTGCCTCCGTAGTCGGTGGTGCTCGCGGCGCGGGGCCGCTTACCGGCGAGGACCTTGCGCCTCTTCACCGCCGCGGCGATGGCTTCGTCGCTCACGGGCCGCGGGATCCGCTCCTCCCAGGCTGACCGAACGGGCAGGAGAATCGTGAACTTCACCAGAAAACCCTTGGCCTTCATTTTTCACCTTCCTTGCCTGCGCTGTCCTCGCTCTGCACCTCGGGGGCGGCGGGCGCTGCGCGCGGCTCATCCGCGCTCGGCTCGAACATTTCCTTTTCTCGGCGGTGCAGTTGCTTCCAGTGCTTGGAGATGTTCTTCGGGCGGATGGGCGAGAGGCCGCGCAGAGATCGGTCCGCCGCCGCGCCAAGCGAACAAATCCACTTGTCAAGGTGGCAGTCGCCGTCGCCCGTGCCCTCGTCCAGAGCGCGCGAGACGGCGACGTGAAAGCAGCAAAACACGCTCAGCGCTCGTTCGAGTTGGTCCACCCTCGAAAGCTTTTTTTTGGCCCTCATTGCAGCGCCTCGGGCGGCAGAAACTTGCGCGCCGTCTCCATCGGCATGACGCCGCCGAGTGCTGCCGTCTGGACGTAGGTGTACCAATGCGCAGCGAAGTCCTCGGCGTCCACGACCGCGCCATCGAACCCCCACGTCCGCGCGACTTCTTCGGCTTCTTCGCGGCTCCGCGACCAGCCGATGCCGCTTCCGGTGGGGTGCTGAACGTACTTGCCGGTTGTTGGCGAAAAAACCGCGAATCCGATGCGCTCGCTCATTTCCCACCTTCCCTGCCCGCGCTCTTGCTGTCCCGCGGTGCCAATTCCGACGCGAGACAGCCATCGCAAATCTTGCTTCCCAACGGAGGGCTCCCCGGCGGACGCTCACCCGGGAAATATCCGCTCGCCTCGCCGTCGCAGACCGTGTAGCGCACGCGGTCGCCCACCTTCCCCGGAAGCCAGCGATGCCAGACCGTCGTGTCAGCAGAGCGGCCCCACCTCGCGCTCTTGCTGTCCTCGCTCGCGGGAGAGGGCTTTTCAGGAAGGGGGAGCGAGCGGATGTCCGACTCGATTTGCGTCGAGCAGTCGCGCGCCCACACCTTATCGTCGATGGCGTGCAGCGCACCGTGCGCCCTCGCGGCCTTCACCGCCGCCTCGCGCATCGCCTCCGCCCCCTCCTTGAATGCGCTGTCCTCGCTCTGCACCTCGGGGCGGGCGGGCACTGGCCACTTGGCCTTGCAGTTCTGACACTGCATGAAGGCCACCTCTTCGGAGCCGTCGATCACCTCGAACGGCCTGGCTTCGCAGTACGGGCACCGCGTCGGCACCTCAGGGTGAGGAGAGGGAGAGGGCTGCTTTTCGAGGAAGGGGAGCCGCGTGGCGAGCCCGTTCTTTTCGGAGGTCAGGTTGAACTTGGCGACCACGGCGGCGGCGAGGTCGATGCCCGCATGCATCGCCACCAGATCGACGCAGATCATCACGTCGGCCAATTCCTCCGCGAGTTGCTGCGCCGTGGCCCGCGAGCCACGGATACCGAGGCGTTCGCGCGCGAGCTTCTTCACGACGTTGCATGCCTCGCCCACCTCTCCGGCAAGCTCGTTGCCGCGATACTCCAGCGTGATCACGTCACCGCGATCCCACTCCTTCTGCCGAACGGCGTTCGCTGCTCGGAGCGCCGCCAGCGTCAGCGGCTCCGGCGAACGCTGGGCCGGTGGCGTCCGGTGCCGTCGCGCCTCTTCAAAGTCCTGATCGGTCGGGTAGCCCATTATTTCTCCTCCTCGCCCTGCTGTTTTTCCTGCTCGGGGCGCGGCGCGGGCATGCCGCATTCCGGCCCTGGCGTGGGCGCGGTGCGCGGCCTCTTGAGGAATTCCGCCGCCGCCTCAACCCACGAGCGCGTGATTGAGTCGAGGCCGGGACGGTCCACCCATTCCGCGCAGCCCTCCAGAAGCGCCAGCGCTTCATCGAGCGGCGCGAGGTCTTTCGATGCCTCGATGCCCTCTTCCCACTCGGGGCGCGGCGCTGGCGCACCGACAAGGCTTTCCGGCGAGGGAGGACGGCGGGCCTCTTGCGCTTCTGCGGAGAGCGGCGCGGGGCGCGGCGCGGTGACAGGCCCGAAGCAGTCGTTGACGTGAATATGTTTGATGTCGCCGCCCTTCCGGCAGATCAATGCGCTGGGCGACAGCACCTCGGGGCGCGGCGATGATACGAGCGCAGCGAGGGCGGCGCGGGCGGCGGTGACCTCCAGCAGCAGGAATGGATGCGCGGCCAGCGCGGCGGCGCGCCATTCGAGGGCCGTTGCCGGACCGCCTGCGGCCAGCGTCTTCATCTCAGCCAACTCGGCGTCGGTCAGCCCGCGCGCCTCCCGCAGCGCCACCTCTAGTGTCTTGCACCGCGAGCAGGCCTGCTCTTGCTGTGGAGCTGGCGCAGCGAGGGCGGCGCGCGGGTCGCGTGCGATTTCGACGGCTGCTGTCGCTGCGAGCCGCTTCTCGGCGTCGTGCTTTTGGGCCAGCCACTCGTTCGCGCGCTCGCGCTCAAACTTCGCCTTGGCCTCGGCGGCGTCGCGCTCGTTCATCACCTTGTCGGCCAGCGCCTTCAGGTCGTCCCGCTCCCTCCGCAGTCCTTCGGCCTCGGCACGGGAGGCGTCGCGCTGGGCCTTGAGGTCCGCCACCGTGGCGGCGATTGCCTGATCAACAAGGTCATTCATTTGGAGGGCTCCGGTTGACGTTATCGGACGCCTCGACCACCGCATCGACGGCCATTCCAACCGGGCATGCCAGATCGTGCTTCTGTCCTCGAAATCCGGCGTTCGCTGGCCAGACGTAGCGGCACACAGGGCAGCGCCGCTGGTATTCGTGCTCGTGACGTTCGATGGGCATGAGATCCACGAGGGCGGCGGACGCCAGCGCAACCACGCGGGTGTTCTCTTTGCGCAGCCGCATCGCCAGTTGCGACGCGTCGGCCTGCACCTTTGGTCGCTCTGCCTCAATGGCATCGCGGACGCGGATCTCTTCTTCGGCGCGCTGTCTCGCCTCGATGGCGATGCCTGCGTGCTTGCGCTCCAGCGTGTTGAGCGTCGTCAGGCGTTCCACTTCAGCGCGCACCTCTTCAAGAGCAGCTTTCAGGGAAAGGGCTTCGCGGGCCTGGGCGATAAGGCGAATGATTTCTTTGCCTCCGTACCAGCCTCCGCCATCACCGGAGGCACCAAGGCAACCCGCCACCTCCGCGGCGTGCTTCAATTCCTCCTCGGAAAGCGGCAGTTCCCGCTCCTCTCTGGAAGGGATGGGGGTGGTCATGGCGTGCCGACCCGTTCTTCGTTTTTCGTCGTCGGCAGCCAAGAGAAGTCGAAGGGGTTGCCGTCCGCATATTCGGCCACCCACTTGTCGGCGGCGGCGCGCGCCTCGGCGGCGGTCGCGTAGTTATAGCCATCGGCAACCATCTCGCAGTCCTCGACGCGACCGACGTACCAGCGCCAACTCGGCGCACCCGTCGGCTCGCACCACGCAAAATTGACGACGGCGTAAAATTTGCCGCGAATGGTGCCGTACTGCTCTGTGCGCCAGTCGTGATCTGGATAGTCCGCGCTCATCGTCTTCCTCCTGTAGGGCTGGCAGCCCTCTTCTTGCGAAGCGCTTCCACTGTCGCCGGGCTCACTCCGTTGATGTGGTGCGCTTTGCAAAAGCCGCTCTCCGTGGGTGGCTCATCGCAATCCGGAGCGAGGCAGACATTGCCGGGAGGATCGACCGGCGCGATCGAGATACCGCCCGGCTGCGAAGGGTCCAGCCCGATCGAGTATTCGCGCTTCTTCGGAGACTCACCGGCCTCCGGAGTGGGCGAGGGGGGATTCGCCACGGGCTCCGGGGCCGGGGACTTACGCTTGATGATGCGGGCCTTCGCGGTCAGTTTGACGGGCAATTGCCGCCAGAGCGTGACCGCGATCCCCTTCTCGAAAAGCTCAACAACGCGGCAGAGGGCTTCCGCCTCGTCCTCAATCACGTCGTCTTGCCAAGAGCCGTCCGCGTAGCGCACGATGAAGCTCATTTGCTCTCCGAATCAGAAACGGCCGCCGTGTTCTTCAGCGCAGCGGGCGGGATTGCCCGACTGCCACGGCGGCCTAAGTCTTTGGTGAGGCGCGGCGAGAATGAGTAGCCGTGCCTTTTGCAATGCATTGCGAAGGCGAGATCCCAGACTGCTCTGTCGGGCCAGTTCTGCGTCTTGCTGCGGTGACAGGCGCGCGTCAGCATCCAGCACGTCTCCACCGATTCCGAGAAAGCGCGGCCATGGAAATGGTCCATTTCCGCTTCGTGATCGCTTGCCGGAACAAACGGAGTGCCGCAGCATTCGCACTTGCCGGCCGCCCGCAGTTCACACGCCAACCGCACCGCCTTGCGCGCCAGCCCCTTCTTGGTAAGCCGCTCTTTCTTCTCAATCCTCCGAGAAGAGATCGGCTTGCGCTTGGCCTTGCTTTTCAAGAAGAGAGCAAGGGCCGTAGCGCATGCGGAGCCCTTCCCCTGGATTTGCCAGAGCTGGCGAGCTTCAGCCTTGGTCACTTTTCCTCCACGATAGCCGTCGCATTCGACCAAGCCCGGGACACTTGCTTTGCAAGAGGGATGGGCAGCGATGCAATCAGCCTCCCGTTCTTCTTGAGCCAGCCTTGCCAGTGAAATTCATCGCGGAAACCGCGCTCGCATTCCGCGATGAGTTGAGCGGCCATGTCTTTGGGGGTCGGCATGGCCTAGAACGGGATGTCCGACTCGGGCTCGCCGGGCTTCCGGCCCGACACGGCAGAGGCCAGCGCCTGCTCGATCAGCTTGAAGTCCTCTTCAGTCCACTTCGGCGCGGGCGTCTTGGTGACGGTGGCGGCGAGAGCCCACAGGGCCTTGTTTCCTTCGCCGCAATCGAAGCCGTACTCTTTCGCCACGACCACGACCTGCTTCCAGATCGGCTCGTCCTTGTTGCGCTCCTGTTTTGGCGCAACCACCTCGGGCGAGTCCTCTTCCGAGTCCACCTTCTCGCCGGTCGGAATGCAGAACACCTGGAAGGCCATCGTCTTGAATGCCGTCGAGAAGGCCTTGGGCGTGGCCTTGTCTCCGGTATCCATTCCCTCGCCTTCGCTGTCGGCCTTGAGCGTGGAGCCATCCGAGGCGATCAGGTGGTATCGGACGCGGATGTAGTGCCGCCACATCGTGGTCCCACTCTTGGTCGTGCCCGCCGCCTCGTGCTTCGATTCGAGCACTTCGGGCAGGATCGAGACGCCATACTTCGCCAGCAGCAGATTGAGCGCGGCGTACACGTCGTCGATGCCACGGAAGTTGTAGTGCTGCTGTTCGTTCTTCCGGTTCTTCGTGATGGGCGGGATCGCGCCGATGATGAGCGGGATCGCCTTCGCAATCGACAACAACTCGGGCTTCTTCTCTTCCTGCCTGGGCGGCTCTGCGGCCTTTAGCGCCGTGGTCATTGGCTCACCATTTGTCGAAGTAGCCGGGCACCGGCCCGACCGCGCGACCTTCATTCAGATCGCCGTTGTCCGACTCCCAAGAGTGGTCTTCCGCGAACATCCGCTCTTCTTCGAGCTCGTGATCTGCCTGCTCCTGCGCTGTGGGCTCGTACTTGCGCGGATTCCGGGCGGCCCAGCAGCCCGCGCAATACGGGAGCCCTTTTCCGACAAGCGCGAGGTCTTGCTCGCACCAGAGGCACGGGCGCGGACCTCCTGCTTTCAACCCTGCAGGCGTAGGCCAATTCACGGCAGCCTCCCGGCAGCACGGAGGGCCTTGATCGCATCGTCGGCTCCACGGATGAATGGATTCGCCGCAAGCAGCGCCTCCAACGCATCCGCCAGCATCGGCGCGGCCCGATAGACCAGCTCGTCGGGGACCAAGAGGACTCGCGCGTTTTTGCCGAGGGCCGTGCGGAACGGCTCATCGACAACGACCTCCAGCGTGCCATGCGGCTTGTGGTCGAAGTCGAATCCGCCGATCCATCCAGCGAGCGGCATCGGCTCCAGCGTGTGCTTGGCGGCGCTCACGGGTGAAACACCTTTGCGCACGACTGCGCGTAGATGATCCCGGCCGCTTCATAATCTTCGAGAGCCTTCTTGTAGTCCCGATGGGCATCCGCGTCTTCCGTGGTCAGATACAGGTGCTCTGCCCGCGCCATCTTCTGCGCGGCCCACGCCACGACCCTCAGCGCTTCTTCCGGCGTAGGCCGTGACTTGCGCTTCAGCAGGTCGACGAGTGCTTTGTCGGCTGCGTCGATCTCTTGGTAGGTCATCGGTATTCCTCCGCTTCCAGCTTCGTGAGGAAGAAATGGATTCCGCCGCCGCATTCGATGGTCGGATCGGGATTCCATTTGTGGCAGCGCACGACCGCGCCCGGCCCGTACTTCGTCTCACTGTCGTGAATCGACACGCCGGAGCCGGAAATCACCTCGACGAATTCGGCGCGACACTTGCGGCCGACAGCCCCGCCGAGGCGCTTGGCTTCTGCCGGAATGCGCAGGTGAACGATTCCGCCGCCGACCACGCGCTTGAAGCCCTCGAATGCGCCAGACTCGGGCACGATCTGGCGGCGCACCAGCGCCTTCGGATCGAGGTTCTTCGCGCCGGAGAGGTTCGCGCCGGAGAGGTTCGCGCCGGAGAGGTTCGCGCCGGAGAGGTTCGCGCCGGAGGGGTTCGCGCCGGAGAGGTCCTAGGCGGAGGGGAGGTAGGCGCAGGAGAGCGAGGCGACGGGCAGGCTGGCGGCGGAGAGGGACG